CATCCTCAGTTGCACTTACAAGCCTGATTTTATTCTCAGTGAAAACGGGATCATCATTGAAACTAAAGGTTTCTTCTCCCCAGAAGACAGACGCAAAATGCTTGCGGTTAAGGCGGCAAATCCCAGTCTAGATATACGCTTTTGTTTTCAGAACGCTAAGACAAAACTAAGTCGTGGCAAAAAGAGAAGTCTGTCCTATGGTCAATGGGCTACAAGACATGGCTTCCCTTGGTGTCATGGATCTATCCCTGATTCCTGGTACTCAATATGACTAAAAGACAAAGAGTAATAGCAGAAGAAGAGTGCCCACCTTTTTCAAGACTCATACCTGAATCTGAACGCATTACTTATGCAAGAAAAAGGATTAGAGAACTTGAACTGTTAATTAAACATTGGAAAGAAAATGACAGAAGACTCGAACAAGTACGTCAGGAAAAGTCCCTGTCCTGAATGTGGCAGCAAAGACAATCTTGCCGTCTATTCAGATGGTCATGCCTTTTGCTTTGGTTGTCACTATCGCAAACCTGCTCCAACTGAAACCAAACCAAAGAGCAAACTTTATTATTCACGAAGCCCAGTGATGACTAATCCTCTAATCAAATTTATAACGCCTAAAGCTTTACCTAAACGTGGTATCTCAGAAGAAACTGCCAAGTTTTTTAACTATGGAATAGCTGAATATCATGGTCAACCAGTACAGGTAGCTTCTTATGAAGATCAATTAGGTAGACCAGCTGCACAACATGTCAGGTTTAAAGATAAAAGATTTATATGGGTAGGTGATTGTAAGAACGTTCAATTATGGGGACAAAAGTTATGGAGAAATCATGGTGGATATGGAAATGCTTTTGCTGTTATTACTGAAGGTGAAATAGATGCAATGTCTATATCACAAATACAAGGAAATAAATTTCCAGTAGTAAGTTTGCCCTCTGGTGCTCAATCCGCTAATAAATATTTAGCTGCAAATCTCAAATGGCTAAATCAATTTTCCAGAATTGTTCTCTGCTTCGATTCAGATGAACCAGGAGAAGCAGCCTCAGAGAAAGCAATTGAAATATTACCTGCTGGAAAAGCAGCTATATGCCGACTACCAAGAAAAGATGCTAATGAAATGCTCCTCGCAGGGGAGGGGGAAGAGCTTAAAAGTTTGTTGTGGAAGGCGACACCTGTTAGACCGGATGGAATTTTAAATGCTTCTAATCTTTGGGAGGAATTTAAAAAGGAAGGTACTTCTTCTATCTGTCCTTTTCCTTATCCAAAGTTAGATCAATGCACAAGAGGATTTAGAAAATCTCAAATGATCTGCATAGCAGCAGGATCAGGAACAGGGAAAAGCACAATTTGTAGAGAGTTTGCCCATCATTTTTTGAAGAACAATTTGACGGTTGGTTATATCGCATTAGAAGAATCAGTGCAAAGAACTATGCAAGGGATACTTGCTGTAGAACTAAATGAACCTCTACATCTAAAGGATAATGTTGAAGAGGTGGAAGGAGTAAAAGAAGCTTTCGATAAATTATTTGGTACAGAAAAACTATTCCTTTATGACCACTTTGGTTCAATGGATCCAGACAGGATGATTGAACAAATAAGTTATATGGCAACAGCTGAAGGAGTTGATGTAGTAATACTTGATCATCTAACAATGGTTGTTAGTGGTCTTGCTGATATAGATGAGAGAAGAGCAATAGATGTAACCTGCACAAAATTAAGACAGGTTGTTGAAAGTACAGGTATTGCTTTAATTCTTGTCAGTCATTTAAGAAGACCACAAGGTACATCACATGAACAAGGACAACAGGTAAGCACCTCTGATTTGAGGGGTAGCTCGGCAATTTTGCAACTATCAGATCTTTGTATTTCAGCGGAAAGAAATCAACAAGGAGACCCTGCTGAAAGATCTGAAATGCAACTTAGGATTTTAAAAAACAGACATACAGGTATGACAGGACCAGTGGATAAACTTTTATATGACGAAAATACAGGTCGTCTTTCTATACCTATGTCCACCTACTTTGGTTCTTAATCATGACCTTATTAATAGATGCTGATTGGTTACTTTATTCTTCCTGCTGTAGTTGTGAGCAAAGTATCAAATGGGATGAATGGCTTCACACCCTTCATGCTGATGAAAGAGACATCCATGAAATGATTGATTCAAGAGTTCAGCATTATCAAAGAATTGCTGAAGATGATCAGGATGTTGTTATGTGTTTCACTCAATATCCAACCTTCAGACACACAATATTTCCTGACTACAAAGCTAATAGAAAGGACAGACGTAAACCTTTAGCACTTAAAAAAACAATAGAACAAGTATCAGAACGATATGAATCTGTTAGTTATACAGGTCTTGAAGGTGATGATGTTATGGGTTTACTAGCTACATCAAAGAAGTATTCAAACCCCATAATCGTTTCTGTTGATAAGGATATGAGATCAGTTCCTTGTACCTTACTTGCTAGTGATGACATGGAATTAATTACCAAAAGAAAAGCAGATAGACATTGGATGATTCAATCTTTAACTGGAGATTCAACAGATAATTTTAAAGGCTTAGAAAAGGTAGGACCAGTTACTGCTGAAAAGATTCTTGGTGATGCAAAAACGTTAGAAGCTATGTGGGAAAAAGTAGTAGAAGCATATAAAAAAAAGAAGCAAACATTTGCTGATGCAATTCTTACTGCTCGTCTTTCTCGCATTCTTCGAGAAGGAGATTATGACTACAAAACAGGAGAAGTTTCTTTATGGACTCCATAGAATTTCTTTTAAATACTGAAAGCAATTAATATGTCTGATATACTCTCAAGCTAAATGTGAACTACAATAATTCTGAACCTCTTCCTTTTCCTCATCTATCTGATGATTTGATCAGGGCTTTGGATAGTCATTATCCACATCGACATCCAGATCTATCTTTAACTGATAGAGAAATCTGGTATCGGGCTGGTCAAAGAGCTGTTGTTGACTTCTTAATAGAACAACAATCCAGACAAAAGGAAAACATGTTAACCAACGTTTTGGAGAATCA